ACATCACGCATGTAGTCCTCGAAGCTCATGGCGCCAACCTTGCTTTCGAGTAGCGATGCTTTTCATACCATCCAGCAAGCTCTGGCATCCAATCACGAAACTCTTCCATTAAGAGTTCGCATAGCTGTCGAATCTCAAGCTGGGCGTCAAGTTTGCTCCTTAGATCAAAGAAGTGCATCAATGACCGAGCATTGAAGCTAACAACAAAGTGCTGCCTTGTATCAAATGGGATAATGGATCGCGCTTGCTCCTCCGGGCTGCCAGCTCTAATTCGCCTTGCATAAAGAATTGCAGAAATAAGGCAATGCTCTAGGTCTGCATCACGGTCTATTTTGTCATAAATGTACCTTTTGCCATTGCGATCTCTGTACTCTCCCACTGGCCTAAGATAGAAGACTTCCTCCAGTCCTCTTGTTCCATTAGCCACATCACAGATGCGCTTGCCGGAGTACCTAAAAGATTGCACGTCCCAGGAAGTTGATACCCTGTGAGTGCGACCTTGTTGCATCACGGAATGTGGAAACCATCCCACACTAAACGTGATCTGGGGATGCTCGTAAGGCCCCATGTGACCCTTTTCGCCAGCAAGTAGATTCCTCACGCAAATCTCTGCAGCTTTTCCTTCCTCCGGCGGCTCCTCGTCTCCAACAAAATCCTCGCTGTAGTCTTGGTGCATTGCGTACCAGACCACTTGATTTGGATTTGGAGTTCTTGTGAGAGTCTTTACCTTGAAAAATGGATCCACGGCGGGGTCGTGGCTGGGGGCAGCCAAACCCTACTGACGGGCAAACGCAACTGTCAACACCGAGACCGGCCTAAGGCGTCCCAGTCTGCTGGTCGTTGTTTTGATGGACGGCGTAAATCGCCACCGATATACTGCCCGCGCCAACCAGCAGGGAGATGATCAGAGGGAGTGCCCAGCTGGCCAGTGAGAACCCGCCTGACTGCCTGCTGTAGTTGGTCTCCAGTGCCTGGATGCGATCGGTCAGCCGGTCGGTCCTTTCGGACTCTTTGTCGATCCGCGAGGACTGCAGGTTCAGGCGATCCAAGGTGGCTGCCGCCCCAACTTCAATAGCTTGGTGGACAGATGTGAGCTGGCCCTTCAGCTCGCCCAGGAGGACCCAGATCCTCTCGTTTTGATCGCTTGCTGAATCCACGAGGCCGGTGCCGACACAGCACTGTATCGAGCCGTCCAGACCAGTTCACGAAAAGTAACAATAAACGGCAATGTATCAGGCTACACCTTTGCAAAGGTCACGAATTCGGGCTGATTTTGGTACTTGCCATGCCTATCGCTGTAAGATGTCAAACAGTCCTCACCCTCAAAAAACAAAAGCTGGCAAACTCCTTCGTCAACGTAAAGCCTACAATCGGCGCTCGATGCGTTACTGAACTCAAGCGTGAGGTGCCCTTCCCACTCGGCTTCTGCTGGTGTTGTATTTGCGATAATCCCAAGTCTTGCGTAAGTGCTTTTGCCGAGGCACACTACTGTGATATTCCTCGGTACTCTTAGCTTTTCAACCGCAACTCCAAGTCCGTAAGAATGAGCTGGCAGGACAAAGAAAGTGCCATTAGCGTCAGAATGTAAATGTGCAAGCTCAAGGTTTGCAGTGTTGAAGTTTTTGGGGTCGATGACTGTTCCTGGGATGTGCCGGAAGATCCTAAAGTCATTGGAAGAGAGCCTGATGTCGTAGCCATAGGAGCCTGTTCCATAGGACAGCAAACCAAGTGAACGACTTTCATCGAAACGGACCATCCCCTTTTCAAAGGGGGAGATCATGCCGTTGTTAACTGACTGCTCAATAATCCACTTATCACTCTTTAGCATTTAACCAGGGATCCTAAGTTGACGATGGTTTCCGCTTCCAGTATCGCTTGCCAGTGGCCTAGTTGACAAGTGGGGCAAGCAAAACTCAAGCTGCTCGTTACCAAGTACACATCCATACACATCACAGGAAAACGTGTAAATATTTCCAGAGGGAAACTTTGATGTCTTTGTTGTTGTTTCGATGTAATTGATTGTCATGCCTTTGTCACCAAAATATCTTGGGTAAACCGTTTGACCGACTTTCGGGGGAGATGGCTTCAGCATTGTTGCTATTTGGCTGTTGGGCGGGCCGAATGGGTTGAAATGCTCAGGTTTGCATCGGCTACAGACATGGTAGCGCGACAACAAACAAAATTCCACGCCCTGCCCGCTCAAATCCGCTGCAGCGTGCAGCAGGGATGCTCAGCCTGGCCCCAAGGGCTCGCCATTGGCGCCCAGGAGCCCGAGGCAGACCCCTTGACCGGCCCGAGGGGGGATTGACCGCTCGACTCGCCCTAGGAGCCCGCGCAGCCGGAGATAACTGGAGGTGACAGCCTGCCAGTTATCTCTCTATGGCCGGGGTGTTTTAACTCGCCTATGAGGATCCCCATGCCCAATCTACCACGTAATTCCGGCAGGGCGCGACTGCAGCCATTTCCGCTCGACCCCCTTGGGGCGCCCTGAGGGGCTTGACAACCTGCAAAGAAGGTAATACCCTCAAATAGCCAGTCTATCGGTTTATGGCCAGAACAACTATTTACATTCCCGACAAAATTTATCTTGATCTGGTCAAGGAGCAACAAAATGAAAGATTGACTTTTTCGGGAGTTTGCTCGGAAGCCTTCAAAACTTATTTGAGGCAAAAACGCAAAAAAGCGGAATCTGCAATGTTGAATGAACAATAAAAAGCCCCCGCTGGCAAGGCAGGGGCTTATCTCTTTACCCAGCCAGATCGTAGCGCACCACCGATCAAAAGGCAAGCACTTCAACCCAAATGGCAACCCAGGAAAAGACTGTTGTTTTTAGGTCCTTATCAGCTCGTGACAGATTCACCCTTGTAGCTAATGCAGCTTTAAGGGATCCGCGTATCAGCTACAGGGCCAAGGGAATTCTTGCAACATGCTTGTCGCTCCCTCAAGATTTTGAATTTACAAGAAAGTGGATTGAAGAGCATGGCACGGAAGGTCGTGATTCAATTATTGCAGCGCTAAAAGAACTTAGAGGCTACGGCTACTTAGAAAACATTAAAGAAAAAGATTCGCGAGGTCGAATTTTGGGTGAATTTTACAGGTTCTCCGATGAGCCAGCCCCGGCCCAGGCACCCGAAAAGCCCCCCTTCGAGCCCTCTGACCGGCGCCCTGAAAAACCGGCGTCCGGGTTTCCAGTACGCCGGTCCCCCGATGAGGCCCCAAAAAACTCTGTCACAGTACCGTTATGTCCCAAATCGACTGCGGCAACAGATGATTTGCGCGATTCTGAAGGGATTGTGAACGAAGGGGTTGACAGGGTGGGTAGATTACCCGCGTACCGTGTCGGTGCGGGAAACATCAGTAACGGAAGAACGGAGTCAGGCATCTCCTGCCTTCCAAGCAACCCCGGCCTTCAGGGTTCAGGAAGCTCTCAGCCAGAGAGGCAAGGAAGCCTCCAGCTAGAGAGGCAACCTGGCTTAAGTGTCTTAAAAACCCCCACGGTTGGGGAAGGTGTCGGGAAGGAGTCTGAGGAAACCCCTAGGAAACCCCTTGTAATTTCGGATTCTCTTCACATTCCCGCTTGGCTTCAGCCATATAAGCCTTACTTGCTGAAATGGCTGGAGAACAGGAAAAAGAAGCATAAGCTGGATCCAGAATTTACAAAGTTCACGTTAAACGGATTAACGTATGCAAGGGATCTTGGTGTTCTTGCTGAGTATTGTGAGTATTCTGCTGAAATGAACTGGAGGTCTCTTGGTTTTGCAGGCCATAAAGAGTTAATACAGAAGCTTGCAAAAGAACACGGCAAAGCCATAAAACCAGAAAAGCCTGTCATGGCTGATATTGTCTATACCCTTGGCGTTAACAAATGAAAGCGGCAGAAGCCTCTCAAGTTATCTCCCAGATGAGAACCTGGGATACATCAGAAGTTGAAGACTCTTTTCTTGCTTCTTGTGTGTATTTTCTTGAAAATCAAATTGGCTCAGCCGATCAACTTTGTGAAATAGTTGCAAGCGTTAACAAGGAATGGTTTAGCCATGCTCACAAGAAAGCTGTCTTCTATGTTGTAAGGAGAATTGTTCTAGGATCTGGAGATACCGCCTTTGTCATTCCTGGCAGTATTGCCATGATGGCAGAAAAGATTCTTGTTGCTGGTGGTCATGTAAAAGAATGTGAGCATATTCAATCTGTTACCAACTGTCCTTCCCTATTTTTTGACGTTCAATCGCTTGCTAGTATTATTCCGCTCTGGCGTATAAAGCTAATAAGAAGACAGCTAAGGGACAACGCAGAACAGATTATTGACTTGCTTGATGCAGATCCAGATCCAGAGGTATTTGAAAATCAAATTCCAAATCTTATAGAAGCTCAGCAAGAAACCTGGCACAACGCTTCTGTGTCAGGTCAGAGCGGTGCAAGCTGGGAGGAAACAATCGAGAATGTGCTAATGCCCTTGCCAGATGACATTTCCATGTCAACTGGTTTGAAGGTTTTAGACGAGGAGATACAGGGTGGAATCGCAAAAAGATACTCTGTCTACTCGGGCAGGCTAATAGTTATCGCAGCTAGGCCGTCTATGGGTAAAACAGCTGTCTCTGTTTGCATTGCAACAAGTCTTGCGCGGTATTCTGGTGATGTTGCCTTTTTCAGTCTTGAGATGTCAACTGAGCAGGTTCGTTACAGGGCGATAGCCTGCTATGACTACCTTACTCTTAAAGATAATTCTAATTTGACAAATCCAATTAGGCTCGGGAATCTGCGCCACAGGTCATACACGCCAGATCAGCGCCAAAGACTTCAAGCTATTGGGGGATCCGGTTTTATACAAAGATTTCATATCTTTGATATACCAGAAAGCCTTAGTACCATTGCTGCAAAGATCAAGCTCTTGTGCAAAACAAGGAAAAATCTTTCCGCTATCTTTATTGATTACCTTCAGTTGATTGATGGCTGCTCCGGCGATGCAACAAACTCTGAAGCATCAAAAATTGGTGACGTAACAAAAGCCCTTAAGCGACTTGCAAGGTCTTTTGGCATAGACATTATTCTCTTAAGTCAGCTCAACCGAGGAGTTGAAAACAGAAATGACAAGATGCCAAACCTTGCTGATCTTAGAGCGTCTGGCCGCATTGAAGAGGACTCCGATATTGTTATGTTCCTACTTCGACCATACTATTACGACAAAGAAAAGGATCCCTATGAACTTGCTATTGGTGTAGCAAAGAACCGCGAGGGAAATTGCGGCGTTTTACAGTGCAGTATTGAGGTTCAGAGTTCCGTCGTTTTTGACCGTACATTTCGATGAAAAAAGTTCAAATCTCCTCTGCGCCTGACTGGGCGGCAATCTTTGCTAAACGCCCGGACCTTGAGGCACCTGGCTACCAAGAAATTCTTGCTCAAGTTAGGTCAAAACAGCCTGATTACGAGGCCCAGAGAATCAGGGAAAAAATGCAGCAAATCCACAAGGAAAAAACCAGCGCTAAAAACAGAAATAAGAACAGAAAGAAATAGACTATCAGTGTTGCCAAATGGCGTTGATTCTGTTTTCTGCGTCAATGATTGCTGGGGCGAGAGCTGGCAGGCATTGCGGCGCATTGAGCAAAATCGTCTGCCTAATTTCAGCCATGTCCTTCAACAGCGCATGGATATTCGCTGGAATCTTCACGGAAGTTTCCATGTGATTTGTTCTGTTGTGGTGCCACTCCAGCTACTCGCCTGGCCGGGAGAGGCGTTTGCCTGTCAAGCCTAGCCTCGCCTACCACTCCGGCTCTGGCATGTCGTCATCGTCGCTGGCTGGCAACTCCAGCATCTCCTCCAGTCTTTCGATCTGGACCGCTTGGAAGTCGATTGGCGGCATAGGCATCCTCCTGAGGTTGCGCTTGCTGTTCGTTGATTGTTCGATGCCGTTCACGTCGCAGTACCGCTCGTACCAGTCCCTTACCATGCTTGGGGTCACGAAACCCTGAAGCAGGTTGGCAACCGATGGCACGTCCTCCCCCTTTTCAAAGAGCAGCTTTGCGGTGATCCGCAGAATCCGGTTCAGGCTGGTTGCGCCTTTTGTGCTCATGGGTGGCTTTGCACTCGTAAATATGGTAGGATCAGAGGCGTACATCAGTTTGGGGTGCGACCCCGCGATTCGTGAACATCAACGCTTTTACAGAGAAGCAGATCCAAGAGCTTAACCAGACTCTCTCTGGTGCCGCTGTCAAACAAAGGGAGCAATCTGGTCGCAAGCTTTCCTACATTGAAGGCTGGTGGGCGATTCGTGAGGCAAATCGCATTTTTGGCTTTGGCGCTTGGGACCAGAAACTGGTTGACATCAAGTGCGTTGCCGAGAAAGAAAGGAAGATTGGCCGTGACAAAAGGGATGGGTGGGGTGTTTCCTACATCGCAACCGTTTGTGTCGAAGTTGCAGGCGTTATTCGTGAAGGCGTTGGCGCTGGTCACGGCATTGACGTTGACCTTGGCCTAGCTCACGAGTCTGCTATCAAAGAGGCTGCCACTGATGCAATGAAACGTGCTTTCATGACATTTGGCAATCAGTTTGGCCTTGCTTTGTATGATAAGGATCAGCAAAGTGTTGAAGATAAGCCGCTCTCCACGGAAAGCGTTTCTTCTGAGGCTGACAAGGTAAATCAGGCGTTCATGGACAAGCTCATGAACAAAATGCAAGAATGTGGAATCGACTCAAACGGCATCAGGACCCTTAAGCATATTCTGAGGGTTGAAGATTTCGATCAAGTCAAGGAGCCCATCCGTGACAAGCTGATCGCAAACCTTACCCCGGCTTATGCTGAAAAGCTGAACCTTGGCCAAAACAGCAAGGGCGATCAGGTGATCGAGATCATCGCAAAAAAGCTTGAAGAGTCAACCGCGAGCCTCCAACAAGCGGCAGACGACGCTTTCGGTTGATCACACAAAAACTTAAACCTTACTCTTTATTCAAGTGACAGAAAACACTTCGGCAATCCAAGCAAAAACCCAAGGCGAAACACAGGCGCTATCGAGGTGGGATGCGCTTGCTGCAGAAATTGCTATCGCCACCGAAGAGTCTCAGTTAAAAGCGTTTGACTATGAAGATAAATCTGAAAACAAGGAAGCACGTTCTTGGGTCTTTTCGTTGCGCAAACTTAAAACGAAAGTTGAGCAAGCCAGGAAAGACGCAAAAGCGGTTCACCTTGAAAGGGGTAGGCGAGTTGATGATGCAGCAAAGCTGTTGCAGTCTGCAGTTCAGTCCTTGATTGAGCCTCATGAAAACGAGATCAAGGCAATTGAGGCACGAGAGCAGGCAAGGATTGACGCTCACAAGGCTGTGCTTGATCGCATTGCTTCACTTTCCGATGGAGTGACTACTGCTGACGAAGCTCAGGCGAGACTCATTGAACTTAGCGCAATTGATATTGAAGGCTTAGAAGAGTTCTCCAAGGCTGGAGCAAATCGACGGCTTGAGACGGCCGAAATGCTCAAGTCAATATGGAATCGCCTTGTCATTGAGGAGGCTGAGCGTGCAGAGCTGGAGGCACTCCGAGCCGAAAAAGCCAAGCTTGAGAAGGAGCTTGAGCGTCAGCAAATCAGGGAAGAGGTTCTTGCTGAGCATGGTGTATCGCCTGCTGGGCAAGCTCCGGTTGTTCAGGCATCAAGAAAGCCTGTAAGCACGGAAGGGGGGCAGCGAAAGAGCCCGAAAGACCTACTTGTAGGGGCGCTTATCATTAAAATGTCTGGCAAAACGGTTAGCGAGATCGCGCATCTTATCGCATCTGATCGGCTTCACCCAGCAGTCAGCGTAGACCTGTCAAAAGTAAAACCCGCCGAAAACGATGAGGTTGACTGGTAGCTAAATGCCTGACGACCGCGAATTTTACGAAAGAGATGGCATTGAGTATGCAAGGGTTTCCACAATCCTTGGCAAGACAATGCCACTTTTCCACCCTGCTAAGCACAAAGCTCTTTGTGACTGGGCCGAGCGTGAGCCGGATTCAGCGGAAATTCTCGCAAGAGGGCAAAGGCGTGGAACATTGATTCATGCCCAAATTGAGCACTACTTGCTGGATGGTCGAATTGAATCCGGCAGAGAGCAGCCTTCGCTGGAGGAGCTTGTCTATCACAATGTTCCTGGTTACATGCACTATGTAACACCACTGCTTGAGAAGATAAAGGAAGAGAATGGACCTTGCTCCTTGTGGCCTGGGCTGCAAAAAAGTAGTCTCATGCTTGAGCAGGAGCTTTACTGTGGGCATGGATTTGCCGGAAAACCAGACAAAAGATGCTGGTTTGAAGGTAAGTACACCACCTGGGACTGGAAATCAGCAAGATCCATCCTTGAGAAGGGCGTAAAAAAGAAACCTCGCCCTATATCGAGATATTCCGAGGCTAAAGTCCAAATCGGAACTTATTCACTTGGCCATAATGTGGAGCTTTACAAGAAGACTGGAGACTACCCGCCAATCGAGCAAGGCGCAATCTGCATCCTGTATGATTGGCGAGAGCCCCATCTGCACTTGATGTCAATCAAAGAGCTTAAAGACTCTGCAAATGAGTTTATTGAGCGATTCAATGTTTACCAAGAGCTTGAGGGCTCAATCTTTCCACGTCCGCTAAACCGATGATTACAGTATGCGCCGATGGCTACGTCACAAAAGAGCCAAAGCTTGAGGAAGGTGACTATGGCAAGTTCATAGAACTCACCATTCGGGTTGCTACACCTGGGAGAGAGGTTCACTACATAAGTGGCAGGTTCTACGGTCGTAAAATACGCCCAGTTGAAGAATTTATACATGGTGGTGACTATATTACCATGTCAGGTGCTATTACAAATATGTATCCCAGGGAAAAGGAGGGAGGCGAGAAATACATACAAATCTATCTTAAGGATTGCTTTTACACACTGCCTCCCAAAATTGTTGGTGAGGCCGCCTTCCGTCGATCCCTCCCCGCCAGTCAAGAATCCTCACCATCCGAGCTTGACGATTTCGGCCTTGAGGAGGATAATGAACCAGAGTTCTAACCTCAACCAACCCCTTCACAACAAATGACATCTTTCAACAGCTGCACCTTTACAGGCCACGTAGGCAGGGATCCCGAGGCCAGGTATTTTGAGACAGGCTCTTCCGTTGCGGAATTCACAATTGCCATCTCATACCCCAAGCGCAAGAACGGAGAGGAGAAGCAGGCCCTCTGGCTGAGCGTCAAGGTCTGGGGCAAACAAGTTGAAACGGTTACTAACTACGTCAAAAAAGGCACTCAGATCATTGTTCAGGGAGAGCTTGAGCAGGAGACTTGGGAGAAAGATGGAGTGCAAAAGAGCAAGTTTGTGCTGAATTGTCGTAATTTCCAGCTTCTTAGCCAGCCCTCAGCCGGGGGTGGCAAGTCTGGCGGTTCTAAGTCCTCCGGCACGGCAAAGAGTAAGCCCCCTCAGCCGCCGGTCAATGAGGATGACATTCCGTTCTAAATGTGTTAGGCTTGCAGGGATCCACGGCTAAAGCCTTGGCTTGCTATCGCCACGCCTTGTGGATCCCGTAATACCCCTGAACCCAAAAGGGAAGCAATTATCTTATGGCTGTCACTATCAAACCCTGTAGGCACTTGGATCACGATTCAAGTCGCTACCCAAGTTGCGAGCTTCTGGATTGCGCTCCGCACTTTCCAGATGTTAAATACTGGAGTCGCAAAGACCCAGACGGAAATCCTCAAAAAGTTCAATTTTGTAAAAGGATCGGTCGCGTTCCCGGTATTTTTCAGTGCTACCAGCAGGGCGAGATGCACTGCTACTGCCCCTCCGGCGAGCAGGAGGAGTGCCAGTGACCGACCAGCACCGCGCCCGCCGTTTCACGCCATGACTTCTTCACTAGATCCGACAACGCAGCTGATCAAGCTTGTTTCGGTTGTTGCTGTTACTGCTTTTGTTGGCGCATTCACCATCCCCATTGGTTGCAACATTTTCGTTGCTTTGTTGCGCTGCTTTATTCGCCGTCGCCGTAAGCGAGAGGCCATTTGCTTTATCACTAGCGTTTTATTTGCCGTTGGCTCCGTACTGGTGCCCATCTTGTTTTGGTATGCAGTCCCCAATCCGCTCTTCCTCGTTTCCGCATCACTTTTCTCTCTTTTGATTGGCTCTTATTTAGCGCAAGGGCTAGATCCTCACCGAGTCTAATCCCTTTCTCCACTCACAGCCTTCTATTTTTTTTATTGCCATGACCACGATTTTCTGCACCTTTTTGGTGCTGCTGTTATTGCCCGCGCTGTTCCTGTTGTGGCTGACGGAATCCCGACCAGCAACGCGCCCGCCGCTGGCGCCGCGATGGGCTCACGTACCGCGCCATTGCGGAGCGGTTGGGCTGCTCACAGACCACCGCTCGCCGGTTGGTGGCGGCCTGATCACTCGCTAGGGAGACACAGCCATGACAACGCATCAATGGATAACAGATCGCCGGCCAACCGCAAAAGATGCAGACAAAAATGGCGCAGTAATGATATTGGTGAACGATTCGAGAGGTGATGCCGGTGAACTAACGGCGCCCTGGCAGCAGGTCGGTCTTGGTACTTTGTGGCAAAATACTATGCACAACCAAGGCGACCTACAATTCCCGCCCACCGCTCGCTGGTTGATTAAGGGAGGCATTCTTGGCCGGCTGCTCTCATGCCGCCTGCACCCACGAAACAATGGAGGCACCATGACCGACCAACACCGCGCCACGCCTGAAGATTGGGGTCTCGCAAAAAGCGAAGCCGAAGATGGCTCTCATGCCGACTCCTGCCTACTCGAACTCCGCGCCCGCGTCGCAGCGCTAGAGGCAGCTCAGGTCAACACCCCGCCAACCTCGCCAGCACCACTCTCCCAAACTTTAGTGGCGAGGATCCATCGACGATGCGGAGGTGGAGAACAGGCTGTTCGAATCGCGATTTGTGAAGTAGCAGATTGGCTGCAGTTTATTTCTAGTTTCCATGAAAATAAAGACGCACTTTTTCAAGCAGCGTTGTTAATTCGCAAGCAAGCCCGCCTTACGCAATCCGACTCGCAGCCATGACCGACCAACACCGCGCCGCGCCTGAGCAGTGGGACTATGTGGATGTGTGGGGAGTGGTCCACGACTGTGCACCCAGTTCCTGCATCCTCGAACTCCGCGACCGCATCGAAGCCCTAGAAGCCGCCCAGCTGGAGCAGGCCGAGAGCCACAGGTTCTGCACTGATGCCATCGTTCGGCGGGTGGAGGCGCTGGAGGCATTTGATCACCACCCACTGCTTGCTGCCGTTCGGGCACAGTCCAAGGCCGTCGCTCATTTCGGCAATCGCCTGGAGGCGCTGGAGGCCGCCCAGCGCTACCAATTTCGTAGCGCCACGGAAAAGGTGCCCACGACCCGTCTCTACAGCTACAGCGTCGGCCCGGCCAAGCCTCTGGATGAGTTGGGCCAGGGGCACACATTGGCAAGCCCTGAGCCCGCCAGCGCCGAGGCCCAGTCTGGGAGGCTGGTGGAGAGGGTGACGGCCCGGATTGAGTTCGGCATCAATGCCGAACTGGACCCGGAAGGCATCGCCCGCGCCGCAATCCGTGAGGTGACGGCGGCGGCAAAAGAGCGAATCGCTCCTTTCAATCCGTGGCTGAGATGGAACGACGTTGCTCAGTGGCTTGAACAGGAGGCCGACCGTGGCTGACCAATTTCCTGGCCCCCACAAAAATGGTCCTCACCCCAGCGGCCGGATTCTTAAAACAGAGAGCAAAGTTATGAGTAAAAAGAAAAACCTAGCTGGTCTGTTTTTTGGTAAGATTGAGATAATCAAAGAAGCGGACCCATGCTTTGTAGGAACAAAAAGAGATCGCCGCACTCGCTGGCTGTGTCGTTGCGTATGCGGCAAGGAGTGGCTTGTCCGCACATCAAATCTTACTGCGGGCAACATTGTTAGTTGTGGGTGCATAAGTCGAACAAAGCATGGTCTGCACAAGTCCCCAGAGTATTCTGCATGGCGCGACATGATCAAGCGTTGTACAAACCCCAACTGCAAAGTGTTCAAGCATTACGGCGGCAGAGGTATAAGCGTTTGCGACTCTTGGCAGAAATTTGAGAATTTTTATCGCGATATGGGATCGCGACCATCAGGCAGTCACACGCTTGACAGGATTGATAACGAAAAAGGCTATGAGCCATGTAATTGCCGCTGGGCAACGATGTTAGTCCAATCAAGAAACACTAGGCGTTGCGTTCGCATTCTGTACGCGGGGCGCGAAATGGCACTTTCGGAAGCGATTTCCATGTCTGGCCTCAAAGAATCAACGGTTAGGGGGCGCATAAGTTCTGGCTGGCCCGAAGATTCGTGGTTTTTACCCTGCGGATCAAAACGCCCTCTTTTACCTTCGGAACAGTGACTGAACATTCATTATCCCCCGCGGCTCAGGCGGTGCTGGATGCGGTGCTGGATGAAACAGCGCCTTTATCTGAGCAACACCAAACGCGAGCAGATGCCGCCGCCGCCCTCCGCGCTGCTGTGGATCAAAGAAAGCTCGGACCCGACGAATGGGAAGGCTCGCAACCCGATGACTACGAACGAGGTTGGAACGCTGCACTCCGCAGCATTACCGCCCTCGCCACCGAACTGGATCCCATTCAATGATCACACCCCTATTCACCGCCCTAGCCCGTAACGCCACCGCCAGGGCTCACCTTGTTGGCGCCGAAGTTGCCGCTTTAGAACGGCTCGAAATGCAGCACCTTTCTGATATGGATTACAAAGCTGCGGCTAATGCTTACATTCAAAAGCGGGATACGCGCACATGGTACTGGCGCGAGCTGGCTACCGCCGCCCACCTACTGGGCAGCCCATGGTGTGATGCTGAGCGCTTGGGGGGTCGGTGATGCCGCGCCAGCCCTCGCAAGAGCGCGGCTGCGACGGCAAGGCCAATCTAGGCCGCCGCTACCAGGCCAACGCCAACCGGCTGGCTCTGCGTCATGGCAAGTGCTACGGCGTCTACCGCTGCCCGCATTGTGGAGGCACACACCTGACCACCAAGCTCGACAACGCCGAGCAGTACCAACCGCTCCTGTACGTCACCCCATGCCCCGCTTCTACCTAATTCACACCACCGCGGCCCTTGCCTGTGTTGCAGTGCTTGCCGCCTTTAGGTATGATCGTGATGCTGTTCAGTTCATTTTATCCACTCATCTCGCGCTAACATGAGCTGCGTTTCCAACGTCATACTGCTGACCTTTATTGAAGACCCAGGAATCAAAGATGTACAGTTGTGGCTGTCAGGTGCTGGTGCGTTTCCTTTGAACCAGATTGACGGGTTTGCAGGCGGAACAAAAGCCGTGGAGCACGAGATTTGGGCGGGAGCTTACAACTGGCTTGATGTTCCCGAGTTTGTTAAAGCTGTAAAAAGCGCAAACTGGGCGTTTCCGTCCGATGTGCAGCTTTTGATCAAGGAAGAGGGCGGCGAGTTGTTTTCATTGCGTGCTGGCACCATGCCAGTGGTTTGCTAAACCCCTCATTCTATCCACTCACTCAAACCCACCATGCTTGAAGACTTTCGCGACATGCTCAACGAGACTGAAGGTCGGATTTTCTTAGTAATCGCCTTAGTCGCAATCGCAATAATGACATTTGCTGTGGCCGGAGCACTTGAAGAAGGAAAGCAATGGCAGCAATTTGCCGCTGACCATGATTGCGTCAAGGTTGAACAAATAAAAGGCAACGTTTTAATTGGTATGGGAACAGTTGTGACTACGACAGTGGAACCTGACAAGATCGGCTGGCGCTGCAATGATGGCGTCACTTACTGGCGCTGATCAAATCCCGGCTCATCACACTCCGAAGGCCCGCGCACCGGACAACACTCCCCAACCCTCCCAGTGACCACCACTTCCCTACTTCAAAATGACAAATCAACTATCTGACCACGAAGATCACTTCATGCGCATTGCGCACGCTAGGCCATTTACGGACTTGCAGCTCAACATTGCCCAGATTCTTGCACGCGGGCTTGAAGGGTTGCCTGAAAATGATGGCAGCCGGGATTGGATGGAAAACGTTGTAGGCATCTGCCTAGAGGCCATTGCTGAGGCTGTCCAGCCCGAGACGGAGGGGGTGGGGGTGACGGATTTCAAAGAGGAGTTGATGGCCGCCTGGGACAAAGCGATTTTGCTGCCTCGAACGGGAAGGCTGGCGGAATACAGAGCTTGGCTTGCTCACGTACTGGCTCTTGTGTGGGCCGTTGGGCGTCGCCCCACCATCGAGCCGGTGCCCGTGGCTGAGCGGCTGCCGGGGGAGGGGGATTGTGCGCAATGGGCTGACGACCCGAATGCGACACATTGGGCCTGGGCTGGAAAGTGTGTTGACGGTGGCTGGGAGTGGTCTCAGCTCAGCATGTTGGGCCTGGGATCAAACACCTTGGGCCGCATCATTGCTGGCGGTGGATGGACTCACTGGCTCCCCCACCACGCCCTGCCGGTGCCCGGTGCGGAGGTGGGGTGATGGAACCAATTAAGCAGACAATCTACGACCACGGCGGCAGTCGAATCTACAGAGAAAATGCTGACGGCAGCCGCGATTTGCTCGCAGATACCTACGCCGGCCACTACGGCGGCGACAGTTTCGCAAAGGCCGTTTATCAATTCATTCTTGATTATCACACTTTTCCCAAAATCAAACCATGACCACCCCACCCCTATCCCCCGCCGCGCCCATGGTCAGCGGTGGCCTCAATCCAAATACAGTCTTGACCTGCGGATTCCCTGTTTGTCTCTATCTGATTCGCCCCAGTGACGGCAAAAGCAGTGGCGGATGGTGCGGACATTCTGCCAATCGAGTACCACCATCACCTGGCTGGCCCACTGGATTCACGCCAAGCGTCTCATGTACTGGAGGCTGCAGCTATCACAGCGCCCTCGCCGCCGAGCTGCGGCAGGAGGGGCGGGAGTGAGCGCTATCTATCACAGGATCAGGTATATGTCCCCGTCATCGGAGTCTTTTGAGTCTGTGCGCGAGGCCGTGTGTGCAGCCCTGTGGGAGTCCGCTAACTGCTACACTTCTTCCAAGAGAATCACACATTCGCTTTTAGCTAAGCAGCTGCTTCCATGCTCAACAAAAAAGACCCATACTATGGGGCTCTGCTCATAGAAGAGGCGAAGCTTCATCTTGGTACTGTTATGGCGGGCCAAGACTCGGAGCCGTTTTTTTCTGCAATGCTTCAAATTGTTGAAGATCGAATTTATCTTAAATACACAACACTCCGAAACAAAGAAGTAGAACTCAAAGGCATCAAAGACTTTTTGCAAAGCGTTTACTATGGCCTTGGTATTAAAGACATGGAAACGTTCTTGTGCAATGTTGTCAAGTCCGCCTTAAAGGAAAGGTCAAGAAATAAATACGCCCACAGATTTATCGAATGGCTCAGGGATCAGGATCCCTCTTTTCAGTTTCCCGACTCTTACTTTGAGTTTAGGCGTGTAATGAGAATGATATATTACAACAAGCAAATGCCAAGACCGAAAAAGGGGCTTGCCTACAAAACGGCTAGATTCCTTTACAATCAAGATCCAGAGATTCTGCAGCACATAGGCTACGGTAGAAGATACCTTACCGTTGAAAGCTGCTACTACGGAGAGGGCTACGAGGAAAAGCGCAAAACCCTTAAGCCTATCAAGCTTTACCAAAATCCAACGCTGCACCAGCTTGAAGAAGTCGCAGAAGCGCTTTTCGGGAGGTTTGGCCATTTCAAAGCGGAGCGCCTCGCTGCTATGCTGACTGAGCGCTGCGAGCTTTCTAAGGCGCTAAAACAAAGCCAAGAGGATGAACAACTTGCAGACGGCAACTAGATCAATCGGTGTTGACCCTGGTGTTTCCGGTGCAATAGCGATACTGGAAGGCGACAGGCTGATCCATGTATTCGATATGCCTGTTGTCGAAACAATGTCAGGAAAAAAGAAAAAGCGCAGGATCTCACCTGAAATACTGGTGGCAGAGCTTAAGCAGTATGTAGATGGTGTTAAAACAGTTTACATTGAAGATGTTCATGCAATGCCCGGTCAAGGCGTAACGTCGATGTTCTCCTTTGGTGAGGCTGCGGGGCTGGCGAGAGGCGTTATGGCTGGCCTCGGCCTTCCCGTCCAGATGGTTTCCCCTACCCACTGGAAGCGTGGTCTTCGCCTTCCTCAGGGCAAGGATGCCTCTCGCGCCATGGCCGCCCGACTCTGGCCGCTGGAGGCCGCCCACTTTTGCCGAGTGCGTGATGATGGCCGCGCCGAGGCGGCCCTTATAGCTCTCTGGGGTATGACCAGTGCCAGGTCGGCCAGCTGAACACCTGGCTGCCTGATCCGTTGCAGAAAAATGGTCCGATCCCCTTGCGTTTGGGCGACCTACAGGCTATGATTTCTTGGTCGTCAACGATTTTCCACGTTGCCCCGCCCCAAAAGGACAGCCAGCGAGGCTGTCGAAACCCAACCCCCTACAACTGATACCACCGCTCAAATGACCGAAGCCACCGCCGAAAAGAAAGTGTCCGCTACCACCAGCAAGAAGGGCACCCCCGTCGAACCCGCAGAAGTTCTGCGCATTGCCTCTGAAATGGAGGGTCAGCCCGCAGACGTGGTAGCCAAGGAATGTGGCTATTACACTGAAACGACCAATAACGCCACTGGCGAAGTTGAAGTTCGTGTAACTGCTGCTGATACCTCGGCCTTTCTTGCCGCTCTGCTGTCGGCCAAGGGTGTGAACCTGGCTCCCCCGGTTCGCGCAGCCCGTCGCTCCAACCGCTCGCCCATCGTCAAGATCGGCAAGACCGGCACCATCGTTGTTGGCGGTCGTCACGCCACCGTGGCCGGTTTTGAGTTCGGTGAAGGTGTTGACAGCCGCGTGCGTATCGAGTCCGAAAAGGGCAAGATCACCATTTTTGCCGCCACTCCTGACGAGTATGTGGCTGATGATGCCGAGCCCGCTGCTACCGAGGAAGACGACCTGGATCTCTGATCCATTCCTGCATCCAGCAAACAAGAGCGCCCTGGGAAACCGGGGCTTTTTTATTTACCAATGTCACACATTCAACAGGCCAAAGAGTTTCGCATTGTTTTCGGCCACCCAAATGTTCCTGGCAGGGAAAAACGATTTCCTGTGGACTTGGAAGAGAAGCTAAGGATGCAACTCTCGCTCGTCAAAGAGGAGGGTGACGAGTTCAACGAAGCGCTTGAGGAGTGGCTTTCGATTTCAAAGTTCTCTACCGAAGATGCTGCCGCGTTTGCCAAGAAACACGTTCTCAAGGAGCTTGCTGACCTGACATACGTTTGCTACCAGATGGCAGCCTTTCTCGGTGTTGATCTTGATGTTGCGCTGGATCGCGTACATCAGTCAAATATGAGCAAGCTTGGCGAAGACGGCAAACCGATTTACAGGGCAGATGGCAAAGTGCTGAAAGGTCCTTTTTACAAAAAGCCGCATCTTGGGGATCTTATTTAGGCTTGCTGGGCCGAGGGTTGCGCCTCAGTTTTGAACTCCCTTCCCTCTAGCCCAGTTTTTTCCATTTGGACCTTCCTTACTTTTATCAAGAAAGCTGCACTGTCGGCCATTTCCAGTTCCTTCGTTATCTCAGCGATGCACTCTTTGTCAATGCTTGCCGTTGTTACGCCAAGAAGGTCAAGCAACTCCTTGAGGTACTTGGCACACACAGCCGCCGATTTTACGGCTTTTCTGTGAGCTTCGGAAATTGCCTGACTCTCTGCTTGACTGAGTGGTAGTTTCATTGGCTTTCTGGATGGTGATCTGGGTCCAGTCTGGGTACTGCTTCTCAAGGTGCCTGAGCGCAGCCGCATTCCCCCCGACCCACCCATGTAGGGCGCCAATGACCGGGATGGCTGAATCCCGAGCAACTAGGAATCGGTAGGAGACTGGTTCCATCTGACTACTGTATCGACCAAGCTCAATTTTCGCAACATGGCGAGGACAATCAAGGGGAAAACCAGATTTCCGTTCAAGATCACCCTTGTCCCCGTTGATCGGCCACAGCCGAAGCCGCCCTGGATCGGCACGCATCAGTGGAAACATCGAGCAATCTATAACATCAAGATGAAGCTTTCGATTCAGGTTGAAAAGGCATCAAATCGAGCTGGCTGGTGTTGGTATAAATTTTATTCCGTGCGAGGGTATGGCGCTCCTGGCAGGCTTGAGTTTTTGTGTCCGTATTCCGGCATGGTCGCAAAAACTATCTATCAAGAGGAGGCTGCTTCTTTCAGGAGGTACTGGTCAAACTGCGCAAAAAAGTCCCAAGAAATACTTGATTGGCTAGAAACCATTGACCCATCAACTTACACAGTTCAGCTGAACGTTTTTCTTCTTAGGGCGATTGTTGTTACCTATGGAATTAGAGAAATAAAAAATTACGAGCAAAGCAATCCATTTCAGAGAGCAAAGCCATGGCAAGAGCTGTAAAGTATCACGAAAAAAAAACAAAAGGCGGCTGGCCAATGTTTACCAGTTCGCAAACTGATAACAGGTTTGCTCTCTGCAAAAAAGCTTTATGCCCAGACAGGAGTTTGCTTGTCAGATTCAAAGATTGCTATCAATCTGAAGAGCATATTCAAGAGTTTTGCAGACTGAAATTTCTGTCAGAAGAATACTTTGAGTACAATGTTCGGGACCTTAAGCTACTGCCTTGGGGCGGAAACTACAAAGTCTATAAGTTTGCCCTTGAGGGTGCATTCTATCCCTTTGTAAGGTGTGTTCAAAAAACTAGGCCACTTGATACTGGGATTATCTGGATTGGCACTAAACACGAGTATCCAAGGATCTGGGTTGACAATAGTGTTGCCAACTGGCTTTGTCCATACTCTCGTGGCGGCCATGTAATGACTGAGCCGTTTGAACCTCTCTACAAAGTTCTTGACAATTGGGCCAGGCTTTCTGATCGGCGTTTTTTCCCGTTCCTCAACCTGCCCCCCGTCCCAGACCTGTAAAACGGGTTTCCCTCATAAATGGCGCTGGACTCGCCATGTGGTGATTTCTCTGGTAGTATGGGGAGGTCTTTCAAGGACGCCATGGATCAAGAAAAACCGCAGGGCAAAATTTTCTGCCGCCATGAGCTGGCGAGAACTACTCCAGTCCCTAAGACGCTTCACGAGCGGATGATGCTCGAAGCGGAGCCCATCATTCAGCACAACTGGACTGATGTTGCGATTCACGACAAAAACAGACTCAAGCGTGTCAAAAACAACCACGTCATGGCGTGGATGGTGAACGAAACGGGTTCCTATCTGAGCCCTATGTATTGCAACATCTTGGACAAGAAAAACTGGACATCAAGCCCGATGGCCGCTCTTGCCCCTGTTCAGATTTTCATGAACAAATTGCAACATCAAATGTTTGCAGTTGGGGTAAAAGCAGCTGAGCAGTACAAGCCCCGTTGCTACCTCGTCATCAAAAAAGATGACACTGACGGAGGTGAGATCATCCCAGTCAACTTTGAAGAGTTTGCGTCTTTTTGCACTATTGGCCTATTTCAATGGACACTCAGGGGGTTCCAACCATGCAAGTAACTGATCTTCACCCAGCTGAAATCGCTGAATGTATTGCCTGCGTTTGCAGTGTGTACGAAAAAGAGTACCGCAGGATCGAGCGATACATGAAGCTGGGCTTGGTACTCAGGTTTTTGCGAATTCCAGCTTATAAATTCTTTTTTGACGGTGCCAGAGGGGGCTATGCAGATCAGGCCATTAGACGGGATTTGATTACGCACATGCTCAATGCCTATCAAGTCGGAGACAACGAAACATTCTTTTACCTTGAGCACTATTTTGCGCCAGGGTCGCCAATCCTAAAATTAAAGTCTGGTTGGATGGCAAACCTCCAGAAAACCACCAAATTCACGCCAGCACAATGAAACCACTTTCTCTTTTTGCTTCATCCTGCCTCCTTGGTTTACTGTTTCAGCCATTGTCAGCAAAAACCTCTCAATTGATTCCAGCGGTGTTTGCCCCTGCCTTTTGCGCGTCAATGGAAGCTGGCAATAGCAACGACGAGTCAATTCGCTTTGCCGTGAGAATGTCTATTGACACAACAAAGCCACCGGCCTTCAAAGTTGGTGACACGTCACTTGATGTTCGCGCTTCTGTGTATGAAGCTCAGCGGCAATGCCCCAAACACTTTGAAAAGGGGTGGCAATGAAATTCCCTCCTGCATGGCAGCAAAACTGTGGCAATTGCTACTACAAGCGCTCTGCCACTGAAGGGGCGAATAGTGTCAGCCTGTGCTGTCGCTACGCCCCAAGGCCGGGAGACTTGTATCCAGTTCACACTCCGGCTATCAACTGGTGCGGCGAATGGGCTCCAACCAACCAGTAGACAAATTTCTGGCCAGCCCTTGACAAGCAAGCCAACCCACCCTTAAAATCAAAAAAGCTACAAGCCGTTCATCTCGTTACCCCCGCACGATGGCACCCCGAAAATTTCCGCTTGTTGACAATATGCGAGCGCATGGCGGCAACTTTGTCAGCAAGCTGGCAGAAGCTATGGTCGCGGCTGATCCCGTCAACTTTGACAGGCTGTGCGCCGCTTTCCCTGAAGTTGTCGAAAAGTACACAGAGGGAGGAGGTCAAGGCAAGTGAGTACCAATCCCTCTAGCCCAGTTTTTACATCTGCCAGTGAAGTCCTTGCAGCTTGCAAGACCGTTGGTTACGAAACTCGTAATGACACGAGTGGCCTTGGCGAGAAGCGTTTTTACGTTTGGCTTCCTGATAGCGATAGCGAGGCGGCTACCACCTTCTGGAGTGAGCAGCAGTTTGTGAACTGGGGCAATGCCCATTTCGCCAGGCTTGCTGTCGAGGCTGAGCGCAGGGCTGCCGGATGGGAGCTGCTGGACGCCGAGGAGGCCCCGAGTGGCCTCTGGGGCTGGCATTTCCCTTGCGGAACCCATGAGGACGCCTGGCGTGCCTCTGGGCGTCCCATGCCAGAGGATCGAGTGGCTAGCCAGCCCGTTAACACCCCCGCGCCAGCTCGACAGTCATCAAGGAGTCGCACTGATGATTCTGGATGGCTGAGCATGGTATCTGCCGCAATGTTTTAAGTTTATAGATTTGCTGCGCCAACAAAAACACTAATCCAGTAAAGCCATGGCCGCCACCAACTACACCAAGCCAGCCAACAGCGACTACCAACTGGTCCGAATCAAAGGCAAGCAAGCCGAGATTCTTGACCCCGAAACACTTGGCAAGATTCTGTCCATCCTGGAGCTTCACGAGTGCGACGAAGGGCAAACCGATCGCCCACTCTGGGATGCGCTTTATCGCTCTCAGCCTTTTCACTCGGCGCTAACCGATCCAACCGGAGAGTATTGGCGGATCGGGCGATTCTTTGCCCACGCAGCCTACGAAATTCCCCGCATGTTCCTGTGGGCAGTGAACCAAGGGCATATCCCCCCAACCCCTCCCGCCTAACCCCACGGCCCGCCGGAGCCGTCCTCAATCCGGTAGTCATTCACTCTCTATTCCAGCCATGACCGTCGCTTATTTTTGGAACAGCCAACGCCTTCGCAATCTGACTACGGGGCGTCCGCATACAGAAATGCAGCACATACACGAAGACCTAGAGCTGATCACGGGAGAATCTGGATTTATGACGGACATGCTTCCACGCATGTCACGAGCGGTTGAGCCATGGCTAAGGCAACATGTAACAGATCCCAAGTTTTGGGATGGCAAATACGACCCTTCACATGTCGGAGAATATCCGCTGCCTGAGCCAACTGCTGAAGATCGTAAGGCAATGATGGAGTCCTACCTTGCGCAACCTAATCCGCTAGAGGGGAAGGATGTAATCGCTGTCACTATCTAGCCCCACGGCCCGCCGGAGCCTATCCGGCAGTTATCCCACTGCCTTCCCATTCGTGATTAACTTCAACATCAACAACAGCGCGTATGTCCGATTAACCGAAAAGGTCGAAGCGTGTTGTTTTCGCAAAACATCAGCCCACCATTAGAGGACGAAAACGGATATGGAAAATGGCAGCTATGGGTTTTGATGAATACTTTTGGGCCGCACCTCTGGAACGGCTCACCTGTGCCATTCGAGCCGACCATCAAACTCGACCCCTCCCAATGCCCCGCCAACTCAGCCGCTCACTCATTGGCGCCCTCTCCCCAGCCTCCCCGCAACTCAAGAGAGCTAATCTCATGAACTCAAAAGATTTGATTCCACTAGCGCAGGGCCGTCCCGACCTTGTTGCACGCTGGGCCAGCATTTGCATTGACGCAGACAACAAAAAAGAAGCTTGGATAGCCAAACTTCGGAACGAAGGCATCAAGGCTGCACATCCAGACGATGGCTGGGTTGACCGAATCAAGAGCGAAGTGCAATTCGTTTACCCGCAGTTCAATGATGGTGTTTGCGTTGGCGACCGTATTGCTTTGGGTTGGCCTACGGAATGGAGGACTGTAACTGTCGTCTCAAAGACAAGAACAGGCTTTGGTCGTCTCCTTTGGGTCTTTGATCCATCTACTGCAGTGCATTACACACTATGACTAGCACATTTCCTAAATACGATGATCTCGACAGCGCTATTTGCAGCTTTTTGGCAACCAGAGACGGACACCCGACCAACAACTCAGCTTTGCTTGACCTAGCTCGTCAGGCCATGCCCGGCTGTCTTACATGGCGCTTGATTGACAGGCGCATGATTGCTATGCGCAAGGCTGGACGTATTAAGTTTGTTGGTAACGGCAAAAACAACTCATCAGGCAAGACACATGGTTGGGTCGTCTGTGCCCCATGTATCACAGCTCAGGAGAAGTTGCGCGATGACTGAAGCAATCTGGGAGACAAAGGACGGCACAAAAATCCCCATCTCACGCATGTCCGATCTTCACCTCCTTAACGCAGAACAGTTCCTAAAGCGCAAGTTTCGCCAGCTTCAGGATGTGTGTCCACCCGATTTCCAAGGTGAAATGGCTCAAATGATCGCTGATGATCAATGGAATTCAATGCAAGAAGCCGACATAGAAGATGTATTCCCCAGCTATGCTGACATCTGTGCCGAAATTCAAAAGCGCGGTCTCGTAACTTTTGAGCAGTTTGCAGCACAGCAATCATAAATATGGTTGATGCGCTTAGTTTGCTGTGCGCTTATGACTCAAGACATCCAGACTATGAATTATTCTTTGGACATGAAGATCCCAAGCCAAGCCCAAGCCCCGGTTGCTCCTGCGACAACTGCTTTTATGGTCGCACGGAGCTGGCTAATGAAATCATCAGGCTCCGCACTCTTATGAATAGCGAACACTACGAATGGGAGCTGCAAGACGCCAGGGGTGAATGGGTTGCCGGCGGATCAGCCGACGACCAAGACGCAGCACAACAGGAGGGTTTCCGCTATCTAACTGTTTACTCACGGGATGGGCTACACAAGCTAACTATCCGCAGGCATCAGGTCCACACCATTATGGAAATGCAAACTAACCCTACAAGTGACCACCTCCTCCGTGAAAACAATGACACAACAAACTAACTTGCAAGCACTATGCGCTGAACAGCTCCCCGAGCTGCGCGGCATGTTTGAACGCATTCTTTGCGTAGCCCGATCATCCGATGGGCCGACAGTTGGACATATACAACTCGCTGACCAGTTAATTGATGCTGTGGTGAGTTGGTCTGAGAATTCTCCGGCCCAGCCCGAGCCGGAGGGGGTGGGGGAGGTAAAGGAGTTGGTGGATTGGTTAAACGCAAGCGCCCGTGAATGGGTGGACCTTCGCGAATACGACGAAGGTAGCAAGTGCCGCCGCGCCGCTGACATCCTCACCCGCTTCGCCCGCCCCGTCCCCACCAACCAATGATTGATTCAACCCAGAACGTGCAACTACTTCAGCAAATAGCGGACTTACTCGCTGCTATTTTGACCGTGCTTCAGCATCAAGTTGTCCAAGGGGGACCTGATCTCACGAGCGCAGTTAAAGCTGCAGGGGATGCGGCAATTACATACAAACTTCTTTTTCCGCAGTGAGCCCCAGGTATTTTCACTACGATGACCAATCAACACCCAATCACTCCATCCTCAGAGCTGATCAAGATGGTTTCACTAGAAGCACAGGCTGCGTTTCCAGATGACGAAGGTGGATGTGTTGAGACTGACAAAGCCCGCGAAGAATACATCGCCATCTCCTTTTCCCGGTGGGGCTCAGATCAAGAGCTAAGGGCGTGCGTAGAAAAGGTCAGATTGATGGAGGGCAATAGTATTGCTGAGGAGCTTTTTGAAGCTCGCCGCCCGAACCACGCTACCCTGTAGACACTCGCACTACCACAGGGAACCGCCATGGCCATCACCATTCACCTCCAAGTCGGAGAGTCCATCCACCAAGCGCTGGCTAGATGTGTCCGCGAAAATTACTCTGGGGGAGATGGCAAGACTATCGCTGTTCCACCTGGGGTAAGCATTGTTGGCTCCAGCATTGGGCAGACGCGCATCATCGAGCGCAGAACCACCGGCATCCCATTTCTTTATGGAGATTTTTTATGGCTAAAGCGCTTAGCCGAGCTTAAGCAGATCACCCTCTGAACGCTCGCACTACCACTCATGAATCAAGACCATCAGCAGCACCGCGCCACGCCTGACCAGTGGCACAATCTGTATCAATACCTAAAGCTGAATAGTCGTATCCCAGATCACATCTCAATCACGCTGGAGCTTGCCTCTCGCATCGAGGCATTGGAGCTGGCACTACGCATACAATCTGGCAACCTTGCACCTAGCGAACAGGCTGAGCTGGGCGTTGTTCCTGTCTCAAGCCTGAGGGCCGTCATAGATCGCGCTGCAGCCGAGGTACTTACATCAGCAATGGGTAAACTTCGCACCACCGACGAGGCCCAGTCTACTGGTTTGCTGGAGACCTTAGTGGATGCCATTACGAATAGTGCAGCCGCCCATGGAACTGCCGACGAGCTTGCCCGCGAAGTCATCCGCGCCTTCGCCGCCTGGCTCCGCACGGGCCGGATGCTGAACGCCGCCGAACTGCTGGAGCAGGAGGCTGAACGCCGCCGAGCTGCTAGAGCGGGAGGCCGACCGACGACCTCCCCACTCTCGTCATCGGCTCAGGCTGTGCTGGATGCCTATCAGCAAAGAGCGCTAAATAGTCGTGAATGGCAGGACGGAAAAGGCCCGCAACTGAAGCTCGCCGCCGCCCTCTATGCCGCTGCGCATCGCCTGACAAATGATCGCCGTCAACTTGCTGCCATCGCTGACGAACTGGAGGGAGTCGATTCGCGCCCACCGGACTCCCCCTACCTGTTTGATACCTCAACAAAGGAGCAAAAGCCACCACCGCGTCTTGCTTGACAGCAGCGGCGAAAACCCTTAAAGTACCCAAGGCTTAAAACGCCATTCATTCCCATACTCCAATGACTACACCAACTACAATCGAGGAACTTCTTGATTACTGGCCCGGAAATATCCCTTTCAAGGGACGCCTTGTAACTGAAGACGGCTCTTGCATGTGTGCCCAAGGGCAAGCGTTGCATTTCATTGGTGGACTGACTGTTGAAGAATTGCGCAATGTTAATCAGGTAGAGGCTGACAAGCGAGTTGCTGAATTGTTTGGCATCAGCCTCACTCATTCGGTCTTGTTGCGCATTATCAACGACAGCCGAGAAGGCGCCCCCTCCAGTGTCATTCGCAATCCCGAGGAAATTTTAGGAGATCAGGCGCAGGTGGTGATTGCTTTTTGGTGGCATCTTGATCGCATGACACCAGCGGCCTGGGAAGCGGCCAGGGGAGCGACCTGGGGAGCGGCTGGGGAAACGGCCACGCGAGCGGTTGGGGGAGCGGCCTGGGAAGCGGCCAGGAAAGCGGCTGGGGGAGCGGCCATGTCAGCGGCCTGGGAAACGGCTGGGGAAGCGGCCATGCGAGCGGCCATGCGAGCGGTTGGGGGAGCGGCCTGGGGAGCGGCCTGGGGAGCGGCTGGGGCTTCCAATGAAATCCAAGGTGCAGCTGTTATGCGGAAACGAAATCAGCCGTTTTTCTTTCTGCCGTTATTTGGATTTGCAAATCCAGAAGCAGTAATTAAAGTATCTAAAGCTTAAAACGCCATTCATCGCGTATCTGTAATGACTGAGTACGATTCCTGGCTTGATAGCCTGATCCCACAGGGAGCGCCAGACCCGCAACTTGTAGAGCAGGCTGTGCCTCTTGAGCTTGGGGTATTCAACTGGCAGCAATTCACCAAACTCTACAAGCAAAACAATGTTCCAGACTGGGCTTGGCAAAAGTGCAAGGAAGGCCCTTTCACTACAGCCTATTCAAAGATTGGTTTTGCCATTCATCTTGCAGTTGCAAGACTTCGCCTTCTCTTTGTCAGGCGATCTAATCGCTGGCATCCTCTTGTTCTCGCCGGTCACACTGCACGTTTCTTCATAGACGAAGACTACGTTGAGGCCACAACTGAAGTTGAGTCAACCTGGAGGGATGAGTTCAGCCCTTGGTGCGTCAGGGCTGAAGAGGATGAGGATGATCACAGCATCAACATCTATGCCACAGAATTCACATTAGACGATTATTGAAAATCGCCATTCATCACGCTACAAAAGCCATTCATCACGCAATGTACCCACCAAGACTCGCTTTTTATTCCACAACACCACAGCAGGGGAAGAGCACCGCCTGCAACATTCTTCAGTCAAGGTTTGCTTATTTGCGAGCATCCTTTGCCGATCCTCTCAAGGCAATGATACGGGCACTGCTTAAGGAGTGCCTGCTGTCAGACGAAGAGATTGAGCGATACATGACAAAGGCAAAGGAGGAAGCTATTGAGCTTGTTGGCGCGAGCTACAGACATGTTGTCAGGACACTAGCAACAGAATGGGGCAGGCTGACTATCAAAGAGTCTCTCTGGATAGACATTATGCAACGGAAGATTGATGCTACGAGCGTCTTGCCCGCAGGCTTCTGCGTTGACGACATGAGATTCCCGAATGAACTTGAGATGCTGAAGCGCAATGGCTTCAAGCTTGTCAAGATTGTTCGGGATACCAAGAGAGACTCATCACAGGATCAGCACGTTTCTGACACTGTACTAAGAGGCTTTGACGACTTTAACTATGTGATTGACAACAATAGAGGCCATGCCGAGCTAAGCAAAGCACTTGAGCAGATTGTTATGCACTACTAAACATGGAGCTATCAAACCTTGAAAGGCGTATCCTGCTAGTTTGTATCAAGTTTCTCTATAAAGCAGGTCCACACTTTGTTTCAATGTTGTGGGAAGGTGACAGTCCACCAAAGCAACAGGACTGGGAAGACCTTAAAAAACGGATGAAAACACTTTACAAAAAGATCAAAGAGGGTATTGATGACGGCAAGATCCCAGAGCCTAAGGCTTGCAGAGATCACTTCATTAGACAAAAAAGGGTGTAGGTACGTCTTTACAGCTTCAAGACAGAAGATTTGCAGTACGTGCTGCAGACTTCATAGGGAGAGGTTTGCACTTGATGCTGACTGGCTTGTTAAAGCTGATTGCGTAAACTCCACACGTTACCGGCTGCGCTGCGATCACTGCGGCGCTCCCATCAGCCCAGCGCCAGCCAGCCGCCTGTAACCGCTGCTATTTGTATGGGTTGACAGCGGCGAGTCTTGCTGTTATCCTGCCCATCAGCGCCGCGCCTGGCGTTCTTTTATCCTAAACGGCAATGCAGACTTTATCGCAAGGGGATCAGACTCTGTTCAAAGAGTCATTACATGTTCTCACTATCACAGTAGAAAGTCACAACAGTGAAGCCTGGAATCAGTTGATGTCAGACCTTGAAGCTACATACAAGGCTGCAACTTCTGATTACGACTTCCTGATTCTTGCGTCCGGCCAATGCTCAAAGCTTGTGTCTTTGTACTTTTGGGATGCGTTTCCGATAACTTCTAGCCTAAAGCATGGCGGGACTTCACGGCTTTCCGCAAGTCGAACACAGCTGATCGTTGCTGCGTCAACCAGCATCGCAATCAGTGCAATGCAAGAGTTTCAACTTGGTAACTTCCAATGACTGCAACTGCAACTTTGACTCCTGGCGCCGAGAGGCTGCACAAGCAACTTCCTAGCTTACGCAAAGAACTTTATACTTTGCTGCTTCAGATCAAGAAGGATGCAGACTGGCGCTCTTTGCGCAGAGACTTTGCTGACTTTGCCAGTGACGGCCCACCTTGCGTTGATGTGACTATTGGTTGCACCTTCAACTGGCAAGAGGGTGAGATCAGCTGGAATTACCAGACAGGAGACAACAGCTTCACTGGTGGAGCTTATGGTCATCCTGAATGGTTTACAACTTCAATCCTGAGCCGCAGCAACTGCAAAGAGATCGTTGATGATCTGATTTCAGAGATTGAAGGTCGCATCAGCGAACTTGCATCTTATCAGGCTCTTTCTTTGGTGCCTTAATGTCTGAACTTATTTGTTCGCACTCTGTCGGTCAAGTTTGGCGTCCATTCAAGGATGACGCTAGATACAAGATTTCTTTTACTTTTTGTGGTTACAGCGTGCCAATGTATTGCTGTTACTTTTGTGATGATACGCTGCTTGCCGCTTGTCGCAGCCTGGACAGGGCTTTTCATGCTTGCGAGGTTATGCGTGCAGACCGACAACAACTTTTAATCAAACCTGAATCATGAATCCAATGACAAAATCCTACAACGTTGGATGGTACTACTACACACCGGAGCAGCTTGAAGCCCTGTTTCCGGGCGACCTTGCAGCTTACAGGGAGCAGGCTCAGGCAATCGTGCCGTTCGGTCACACCGAAGCTTGCTGGACAGACACTCCGCAAAAGGCTCAAGACTTCCTGAACCAGATTGTTTCTGTCAACTCTGAGAGCAATCTTAAGCAGTTGACCCAGCTGGGCGCCAGTGGCTTGTTTATTGTTGAACGTCAGGTAATTGACGGAATGCAGGTTAAGCTATCGCGCTATACGCTGAATCATGACGAGATTGCAACTTAGCCCCGTATCAAATGGAAAGCCATCCCCATGAGTTTGATGCTGTAGCGATACAGCTAGGCGCTGTGCGCAAGTGTGTTTACATGACACACCACTGGTCGATACCTTACGAACGAGCGCACTCTGTTCATTACTTTAATAGCAATGGTGATGAACTTTGCTATTTCATCGAAAACATGTCTACGTGGCTTCAGGTGTTTGACACACCTCGTAAATGGGACCCCTGCTTTAAGGAGTCTAAAGATTACATCTGGTACGATCTCGCCCCGGCTGCTGCCGGTTATAACTGATGACTCAAGAAAACTGGGCAAACAACGCTATTCAGTTTCCTCGTCTAATTGCTGAAATTGAAGCCTCAGGTGCGCTAGAGCTTCTGCTCCCCGATGGTCAACGCATCGTTGACGTGGTGGCTTCTTCCATGGATCTTGACCCATCCGAAGTCTACGAACTGATTGATCGCGCAATTCTGGAATGGGACTCAATCTAATCCCGCACTTTCGCCCCGGCTGCTGCCGGTGACAACTTATGACTATCACTTACGAAGACGCACTCAACCTTTCTAAGTTAGCGCTGGCACGCTTCTTCTCTCTCGCTAGCAATGAGACCGAACCAGCTTTAAGCGACAGAGAAGAAGGGGAGCTAGATGCCTATGTCATGTGGATGCTAAAGGCTCACTTAATAAATCCAAACGCACAGACCGCCCAGCATTTTGCCCGCGAACACCTAGCCTATGCAGTTAAACACTGTCCTTAGCAACTTCTTTCGTCAACTTGTCTTAGGACTTAGAAGTTTTCAGTTCACTATCACAACGCAACTCCACAGCCTAACACAATGAACCCTTCCCTGCGACAACTTGCAATTACCTTGTTGTGGTCCGAAAATGACAACTCTACACCTGCAGGTGGCGAGCCGTTCGACGCAAATTACACAGTTGACGACATTGACAGCGAATCTCTGAGCAAGCTTCACCAGCAGTTTCAGGCTTTCGTCTCAAAGGCTGAAGCCAAGATCACAGAGCTTAAAGGTTCTAGCTGGGCCTCCATTGATGAGTTCTACACAGGCTCAGGCACTGGTGGCTTTTACCTTGAGCATGACTACATCCTGACCGTCAATGGCCATGGTTGTGGATTCTGGGAGAAGGAAGACTGGGAGCCTGAGGTTGGACAGGTCCTGACCAATCTTGCAGAACAGGAGAAAGGGATTCACTGCTTCACTGATCATGTAGATCACGGTCAAGACGGTAAAGTTTACATTGAGTTCGGCTGATGATCTCTGACGCAATGTACGCCAAAGCCGAAAGGTTGATGGCTGCCGACTCCCTGGCTGCATGGGAGAAGGCTAACCCAAGGGTAACGCGACCAACTGGACACGGTAGGCAGCGATTTAAGCCATATCGCGTTCCTGCTCGATCTGAAGAATTGGCTAAGGCACTTGGCACCAATGACGCTGAACTTGTTGCTTCAATTATGCTCTATCAGTTTAACCACAAACTTTCAGAGGCTGAACTGTAACCAGTACATCAACTCTCTGCGAGATCGCCGTCTTTACACAATTTGTTTTGACACCAAGAAATGATTGACCCAAGCCACAGGCTCAAGCTTACAGGCATTGCCCCAGGCATTCGCCTTGTGCATGTTGAGACAAGCAATGAAGCATCTTACCTGCATGAACGTGCTACCTTTCTTGAGCTGAAAGGCTACAGAAACCTGTTTATCTCCGCAAACGAAATGACTTACGAACCCAACACTTTACCGCATCCAGACTGGCACTGGGAAGGTGCAATGGCTGGAGCTGATGGCTTCAGTGGCCACGCTTACGTTGCAAACGTTGCACAAGATCCTCAAGGCCAGCTGTGGGTATTCACAAGGGCTGGACGCTACAGGGTGCATCGAGAAGAGTTTGCACGCAAGATGATCAGTGCCATGAGGCTGGAAGGTCTACCGCTGACTCTGGATCCTGTCGAGGGATGCGACTGATGTGCCACATTATTCAATCTATTCCGTGGAGCTGCGGAGAGCGAAGCTGCCCAGTTGGTTGGCACCTTGCTAATTACTGGATTAACGAAGATGGTTACAGCGTTGACAGGTACGGAGATGGCGACCATGAAGACATTGAGCATGACGACGTTCCTGCACATGCTGAATATGTCCAAGCCTGGGGATCGTACTACGAGCACATTGCCAAAACGTTGCAAGATCCGTTGTTTGATCTGCAAGTTAAGACCAAGGTTGCTACTAATTGCTTGTGGCGACTTCAACTCCAAAAGAGTATAGGCGGAGTCGTCATTTGTCTTGCTTCACGCAACCGACGACGAGTATCACTTTCAACCCTTCCTCAAGAGGTTCTTGACTACATGCACGCAACCTGTGGACCCATGAATAGAGTTGTCACTTCATTGTCATGGGATGAACTTGTCGCCTGCCCAGAGGTAACACCCAGCAAGCGCTTTCCCTCAATTTGCGCGGTAGCAGAGTTTAGACTTTCTATCTCTCGCCCTCGTTCAGCGAAGTCTGTTCAACGGGATCTCAAAGTAGAGGCATTGCGTCGTCTGAAGATGATTGGTGCCACAAGCCCGACCCTGGACCCTGCTGAGGACTGACCCACACCCTACCTGCTCGCCAGCCGCAGCCAGGGGCTTCCCTGCCGGTAGTTCGGAGGCTGTAGCTGGCAACCACACTCCCTGCCCCTACAGGCTGCTTCCAGCGCCTCCCAGAGGCTGCTCCACCAACGCACTACTTTCAATGCCAAAGCCAAGAGATCCAAGGCAACTCACAAAGAAAGAGACTATTGAGAGATTGCAAGAAGCCAAGAACTACCTTGGCAACAAAGAACGCATTGCATACATGCGTCCAAGTGAAGTTCACACGCCCGACCGATACGATCCCGAGTCAATTGACAGTTGCTACTCCGCACCAAGGCTGCATAAGCTTGCTCTTCGGCGGATGACAAGCGATACCTTGTTGCTGGTGGACTACAACTGGCCGGATGATGTCAGATTCAAGAGAGCGCACGCTGCACAGTTCGTTGCTTGGTGCTTTGGCCATGGAGCTGTGATAGGTGAGACTGTATCACTTATCTTTTACTCTTGGAAAAAGCCAGACTGCAGTGTGATTGCACAGCCCAAGGCCACTAAGTTTGCAACATTGTGGCTTGGTACTTGGCATCATGCACCGATTCTTGTCTGGACTGACAAAACCAGAAACGTAAAGGTTGATTCCCTGCCCAAATACTCTGACCTCATTAAATGAGAAACCTGCTTCTTGAAGTTCGCAGTGTCCGCCGCTGCGAAGGTGGTCACACTTGCAATCTTGTAGCCAATGGCCGAAAAGTTGCATTTATCGGTCCTGACATCTTTGAATGGTCCAGCAATTCAGCAAAGGTTGACGTTATTGATTGGTTTGCAGCAAAGAAAGAGCTTGGACATGAGACGCCAAAGCCTCAAAAGCTGAAGGAGGGCTGGGAGAATGAGGTTCCCGACTACAAGAATGACGACAAAGAGGAAAAAGTGCAGAAGCAGATTCTGAAGTGGGTTGGCTTCCATGTTCAAGCTTATGAGATTAAAGAGCGATGCAAGAGGTGCGTTATTGCTATTTCATCCTATGCAGAGATTTTCCAGTGGAACGTCTCCCCTCAGTTGCTAAAGCGATACCAGAAAGAAGGCTTTATTGATTCTACTATGCAGATTGCTAACAACTTGTCAACAGAAGAGATTGTCAAGCTGCTAGAGCAGAGATCAAAGAATGGAGCACCAAATAAGATAGTTGAATCTTAAAGGTTGCCGTATGGCCTGACACATGAATTGAAGCTCGCCTATTTTGCAGCAACGGCCAGACATTATTGTTACGGCCTGCAAACTTTGCGGCTTTTTCTGCTTGACGGTTTGGGGGCGCCGTGTTAATGTAGGCATCGCCGGGGTATCTTGTGCCTCTGGCCTGCCTCAGACTTTACACCTTATTCTCAGAGATCAGACTATGAAGTATCAAGTCACAGGCGACACTACGGGACTTTGTGTTGCTGTCACGCAAACGCTAGACCGTAATGGCAATCGCAGAATGACAGCAAAGCACAAGCGTGACAGCGCTACAACTTACAAGTGCTCAATGCAAACCGGAGACCCGCTTGAGGTTCTCAGTGTTTGGATGACCAAGTTTACAGGCTGCGTCAAGCCAGTTCCTGGTTTCACTGCTGACTTTGCAGTTGTCGCTCGTGGCGGAGACCATCAAGGTTACTACTTCATCATCGTTCCCACTAACTACAACTGACATGGACAACACTTTGCTTCGTGCTTTTTCCGTAGCCTGTAGTGCGATTGCTACAGGCTGCATCGTAGGCGGTTCTGTAGTGTTCTTTGCAGTTCACTATCACAATCGAGTGCTTGAGTGTGAGTCTCCGGCAGTTCGCAGTTCGTACTCTGTACCAGTGTTTGGCAATGTTGCAGCTTGCAGGAGGCCATGATGACGCTGCCGCAGGTTCAGTCTTTATTCGCTGAACGCTTTAAGTTTGACGCAAGTGACAGGGAGGATGCAGCCCAAGTTTGGAGTTGCTTCCTTGAGAGCTTGCAACTTGATGGCAAGATTTCACAGCAACAGATTCAATCCTGGGGCAACCCATTTCAACAGTAAACCCTACACCTATCAAGAAAGTGGACACTATCCAAACTGGAAAGTTAAAGATCACTATTGAACACGACACTGATCCGCTCAACCCAAGAACAGAGTATGAGAATGTTGGGAGAATGGTTTGCTGGCACCGACGCTACAACTTGGGTGATGAGCAACCCACTTGCTCACCTGACGAGTATATGTTTAAGATGATGTATGACAGGGAGTTCGACTTGAAACGTAAGTTTATTCCTGAAGACATCAAAAAAGAGCATGTTGAAGCTTATGTAAACAAGCACTACTTCATTCTTCCACTGTATCTTTATGATCACAGTGGAATCACGATAAGCACCGAACCTTTCGGCTGCCCATGGGACAGTGGACAAGTTGGATTCGTCTTTGCAGACAGAGAGCGTAAAGAGTATGACGACATGTTGGCTGGCCTAACTGCAGAGGTTGCCACTTACAACAGCTACCTTACTGGTGATGTTTACGGTTACGACATAGAAGATCAAGATGGCAACGTCGTAGGCTCCTGCTGGGGATTCTATGGTTACGAAGACTGCAAGACTGAAGCCTTGCACAATGCTCAGGCTTACGCCTGAGGCTGCACATTACACCTACGCATTTCAGCCATGGACTTCAACTCTATTGAATACACCGTGCCAGCTCACTGGTTATCGGCAATCGTCAACGGTGACGAGACTTCATTTGACTACTACGACAACCCTAAAGACTACAAAGCATACAAAGCTTTTTGTGAGCATGAAGTCAAAGATGCAACCGTAGAGGTTGTAGGCGAAGAAGAATACTTCGCTCATTCGCATGATGCTACAGGTTACGGGGTGCTTCCCTGTGACGTTGTTGATTGCATCTTCCACTACCCAGTCCAAGAACCACAAACTATCGCAGCTTGAACAATGAAGAAACGACACGTTGCCTGCTTGCCCGCGCAAGTTTTGCACTTTATGTCAAAGTTTGCGCACAAAAATCCACAATCTGCAATCGAACTTCAAACCTTAAACATTACAAGAGAGGCGTCAGTAGTTACATTTTGGGCTTCAGACGGACACAGGGCTGCAAGACTTAAGCTCAATCTTGATGATTGCATAAAAGACGATGAACAGTTTTATTGGTTTGACGCTGAGGAGCTATCCCTAAACCCTAAAACCTGGAAGAAAAAAACAAAAAGCCTGGTGGCACTATTTGACAATGAAGAGCAGTTCGTCGAACTTGTGAGGCAGCATCCATCTTATTGTTCTGAGCTGCCTTGTTCTCATGAGAAGCTTAGCTATAGCGATGCCGTTTGCAAGCACACCAGAGCTGGTAGTATTTTAGACTTCAAAAACAGGCTTGACAGTGTATGGCTCATAAACTTTCATGGTGAACCAGGCAACTTGATAGGCTTTAATCCAAGTTCGTTAGCTGAGTTCCTGGTTGAACTTCATCGGTTTTCTGACTATGGAAGTGTTGCGACTATCGCTGTAGGCAGTCCGCTTACACCATTAACCTTTACAGCGTTGTTTGAAATTGGAATAGAAAAACCATGCAAGATTGAGTTTGTCTTAATGCCAGTGCAGCTCCGAGACTGCAATCACCTTATTAACACAATTGAACCATGACAACAAAACAACCAAGTTACTGGTGCGTTGCCAACATTGGTGATGCTACACCTTTGGAGCATGGAGGAAAGTTTGTGCTAGTTGACAGGACTGGAGTTTACAGCCCTGTGATGCTAGTGCTTGAAGTACATGGCAATCAAGTCGCACCCAGCTGCAACCACACATTGCATCATGTTGAGCTTGAACCCTGCTTCATTGTTCATCCAAGCCTGAGTCCTGAAGGCAAGAAGTGCCTATCAACAAATAAGTTTCACACTGGACACGTTGAATGGTTTGGCGATCCCGAGAGCCTGCAGTCTATGGCGTCCTTTGTTGGATGCTGCGTTGATGAACTTGTTGATGATCTAATTTCAGGCTCGCCTGTTAATCGTGCAACAGGCTACGATGTAGTTGCAAGCTACCACGGTCTGGACAACTTTGATTCAGAGCCTAGAGTGCTAAACCCCGAAAAAGCTAAGGCGCTAGTTTACACTATGCTTGCACAAATTGAAGAGTCTAAGTCCTGGCATGAAGGTTACGGAGTTCAATGGTAAAACCCATGACCGAACAAGCAAAAGACTTTAAGTGGTTGCGTGGACTTCACAAGGCAACCTTCACTGACAAGAAAACTGAACTCAGGTTTGAGATTACGCAGAACACAGCTAGATCAAGCACAGATGACAAGTTCATCTACAAATGTTTTGACATTGGTGGCAGGTTGCTGTTTGATCGTAAGATCAACTTTGCAGTTGCAATGCTTGCAGTTAATAGCTGGAGTGGGGACTTCCAGGTAATGGAGGCTGCTCCCAAGTAGTTTGTAGATTAAAGTTTGTGGCCGGTCAGAGCTTGCGGGTTTTGGCCGGCTTTCTTGCAGTGGCCCTGCAGACTTTGCAGTTAAGCATTGCTTATGTTATGGCTATCGGGCGACTTTATAGTGTCTCGGTGTGCTATAATTCCGGGGCTGGAGAAGTTGTATCTTCAGCTGGCTCCAGACTTTACATCTTACATTTTGCACTTTCCGACATGTCCACTTCTGTTTTAACAGGTTCACAAATTGATCGTTTCCGTTCCCGCATGTTACTTTCAGCCCTCAAGCTGGAGATCAAAGGTATGCAACGCAGGGGACCCAG